ACCAAAATGGGCAGTGTGAGAATCGCTAAAACGACCTCGTCCTTGTAGTCGTTTTGACGGGCTTCTAAAAGTTTGCCCTGGTAAGCTTCCTCACCTCGGGCTTGTCGTTCTGCATGCAATACCTGTGCGTCAGACATTGCAATTTTTGCCTTCTGTTTGTTAGCGTAAATTTTGCTTCCAGCACTAACTGCTAATTTTAAGGCACTGAACCACATTTGCAAATTTCTCCTTCCGTCTATTACACAAGTAATCTATCATTTTCTCAAGTGTATTTAAAGCCCCTTTGCCATTAATCCGCCATCTCCAAGTGTCTTTATGGTGTTNTTTGCGCCTTTTACAAAGGTACATACACCCCCCGAAGTAGTCATAAAAAAGCTGCACAACATCTTTATCGGTCATTTCTACGGAACAGGCAAAATATTTTTTAGTTTTCCACTTTGACCAAAGACCAAAACTACCTTCCCCTTCAAACACTCCTGCTAAAAAAATTATTTTATTTTTTTCTGAAAGCTTATCGTACAGAGACGATTTTTTTGGTGTAGGTTCCGACATTTTTGAATTTTTTCCTTTTGAGACCTTGTGGGTTGGGGCCTCTTAATGGGGGTGGTCCAAATCTAACGCCGCCGCTTAGATTTTTTATTTGATTAGTTTTATTTTTTATTCTGCTCAAGTTTCTCTCTCGCTACTTCTAATCTTTCATCTGATTGTGAATCTTGTGTTGCCAAACGATCATATTCAAAATCAAGTCTGTCAGCTAATCTCTCGTCTTCTTTNTCTGCTTTAAATTTAGTTTCCTCAGCTTTTCTTTGCATGTCCATAGCCTTTAAATCAACTTCTTGTTGTTTAATTCTTACTAATGGATCTTGTTTATTTGCATTTGCCTGCATTTCACTTTGTGCAAGCTCTTGAGTTATCTGTGCAGCTTTTTTTGCAACCTCTGCATCAAACACAATTCTAAATTGCTTTGGATCTGCTTGTCGCATTTCTGCCATTTGTGGATTTTGGGATATCATTTGTTCAACTTCTTGTCTTGCTTTCCAAGAAATGTGATCAGAAATATGAGATTGAAGCAATGCATAGACTTGTGGATTAATTTGTACCATTCTTGTAGCCATAAAAGCCATGTGTGCTTGTATATGTGCNTCATGATCTTGAAATTCAAATGCAGTTAATATTTGCATTTGTAATGCACGTGCATTTTCTTTCGCAGGATCCATGGGTTCTGGTTGCTTAGGGGGTGGTTTAAGTAAATTTTCAATTTGTTTTGTTCCTAGGGCTTCGTAAACTCTTCTATATGCTTCATGTAAATTATGAAGTTGTGGATTAGATGAAGCAACTTGTAATTGAGTTTGTGCTAATGTAACTCTTTGCGCCATAGACATAATATTTGGATCTGCAACAGGTAGAATATCTACTCTACCATCGAAATCTGTTTGTTTAATTTGTCTTGGGCCACCATAAACATCATAAGGATATTCTTTAGGTAAGAAATCAGAACAAATTCTTGATAAAATTTTAAACTCTAGTCTCATTGCGTAGTAACAACGTTTATGAACACCACTCATAACTCTTGAGCCACGTTCCATAAGAGCAACAGTAGTTCCAACTGCTCTGTTTTGTGTGTCGTTTCCTACNTTTGAATCTGTGATAGCAGCAAATTTTTGTCCAGCTTGTACTACAAAACCTAAAAGATTNTATAGTGTTACAGATGGTTCACTAAATGGTANTGGGAAAAATTGATCTCGTATGTTTCCACCAGGTGCATCTACGTCTCTAAACTCTCCTGGTTGCATTGGTTGATCATCATCTCTAACTCTAATACCTCTTGACTTAAATCCAGCAGGTAAATTTTTTAAAGTTCCTGCATCAATTAATTGTCTAAGCGATTGAGTTGCAGCAGTAGATAAACCACCAATCATATGAGTTAAACCAAAACCATAAAAACCTAGTCCTGGTAAAAATTTGTAATGAACAAAGTATTCTACTCTAGAATAATTTAAATCATTTGGTTTGTAGTTTCTATAAATTGATAATATTTCACCGCTACCTTCATCTACAGTAACAACATAAGGAATTTTAATTTTTTTAGCTTTGTCATCAAATTCTTCGTATTCATCTAAATTTAAATCAACATGCATTTCTAAAACTGTATGTAAATAATCATCTCCAGTTTTTTTGACTCCTTCAAGTTCATGTAATTTTTTCTGTAAATTATCTGGCTCTGGCTCTCCTTCGTTTAATTCTATATCTCTATAAAATCCTGCCGCCATTTTTTTATTAATGTCATTTTTCGTCATTTTAATGACGTGTGTAATTCTTTCGCAATCTTTTAAATCAGATGCATAGTAAGGCACTACAATATCTTCAGCAGGTATAAATTTTGAGACGGGTCTCATCAATAGTGCATCGTAATATATTTTTTTAAAGGTACTACCGGACAATGGTAAATAGAATAACATTTGATCCATGTCTGTTGTATATTCTTCCATCTCTTCCATTAGAAGAAAGTTCATGTAATCTTTTACTCTTTCTCCTTGTTGCTCAATAGCTGGTGTTTTTAAACCAACAGTTTGTGTTCTTACAGGTCCATCTGATGGAACTAATTCTTTATAAGCTTGTGCTTGAAATTGTGTGACTGCTTCTGCAAGCATCGGGTGAGTTACGTTAGAAGCTCCTTTAAATGGTCTTGTTACATTTATGTATTTGGTACCAAGTAAATCTAAACCTTTTATGTATGCGTCCTCCCAATCTTTTCTAGAACCTTTATCTTTTTTATAATCTTGAACTAATGTAGAAGACATCTCCCTAAGAGTTCTTTCGTCCATTTCCTCTGCTAAATTGGCATTAAAATCATCTTGAGGTCTTTCTTCAACTTCTTCCTCACCTTCAATAGTTATATCTACAGGTAAACCTTCAGGTTGCTCTACAACTTCTTCTTCAATAAATTCGTTATTCTTTTCTACAGCCATAATGTATTGTACCTTATAGGTTTAAACATATCCACCACCAGTCCGCCGGTAGCTTTATATGTTTTTTGGGTGAATTTCATTAAAGGTTCCACTTTAACAGCAAATGCATCAAAATACAATCTTGGATCATCAGCGTGCATAAGTTTATACCCTTCTAATTTATCTAGACTATCCCCTGCATGATACTCACTTGTTATTGTTCTTCCTTTTTGAGAATGGTCACTTGGGTATTCAAACTTGTCTTTTTCAACTTTTTTCCAAACTTTTTTTGGATTTGAAAGAGAAATTTTTTGTGGCCCTGCTTTTGTATTATAGAATTTTGCTAATTTCTTCATAAGATNAGGCATTACTGCTGAGCCTTTTTTATCTATNCCTTTACCAGTTGCATATCCATAAAATCTTTCATTCCCTGCTTTATACCCTTGTCTAAAACTTAATTTAGAAAAAGGAGCAACGGCTACATAATCAACACCTTCTCTAGCAGCTTTTTGTACTAAATATTTTAAAGCATGGTCTCCGTATTGATCTGCCTCAACCATAGGAAAATAATCATATCTAGAACCTTCCTTTGACCTTCTAGTAAAAACTGAATTTAATTTTGCTTGAATGTCTTTTACCTCATTACCAATAGCTCTGGCTTTGTTTGGTTGTCTTTTTGCAANAGCTTCNCTCATCTCTGCCATTAATTTAGCTCTATTACGTGAAAGTAAATCTAATTCTATATCGGCTTGAAAAGGATTAACTCTTCTCTCTCCACCCAATTGCTGAAGTTTAGTTAAAGCTTTTGCTATGGGTTGGTTAACATCTGATTGTACTTCATGAATCATGAAAACTTTTTTATTATCTGGAGTGAACCTTGTGTCATATCTAACGTGATAAATTTGGTTCGTAGCACCGGAGTCACTAAAGTGCCCTCCTTTTACTAAAGGACTTTTGTTAGATGCAATTGGCTCGTCTAAATAAAATAAAGTTTCTTTGTAATCTTTTCCACTTTGTAAAGTGTAACTTNTTTCGTTTGCATATCTTGTTTTAGATCCTTTTATAGGAGCAACTCTTTTACTTAGATTGCCCATTATTTCATTTAAAAGTTTTTTATCCTCAACTGCTATTTTTCTCATTTTTCTAATCTCTTTAAGAGTATACATAAAATCATCTGTTGCATTTACTAATTGTTCGTTACTCCCGGTGCCTGTAATACCTTTTAAGTGATAGGATAAGGAATCTAATTCTGTTTTAACAGAATCACTGATATTAGCGTATTTTTTGGATAATCCTTTTATTTGTTCGCCTGCAGTTTTAACTTGAGTCTCTAGAGCTTCCGCAGCTCCTTTAGGTATACCAAATTCCATAGGTTTTAATCTATTAATAGGATTTAATTTAATCATAGCACCTAATTCATTAGCNTCTAATTTTAAACCAAACTTCTTAGCTGCGTATAATAAACCACCTGTAAGATCGCCCGCTTCGTTAAAAATAGCAAGATTAGAATCGAATAATTCGTCTTTACCAATAGTTACTTCTTTCCCTTGAAATTCTCCTGAATCGTACTTAAATCTTTTAGTATCCCTTACAGTTCTAGTTGCAGGTTTACCCCATAATTTAAATGTTTCTTTTCTAGTAGCAGTTAAATGATCTACCCATTCATCCGCAGTAAATTTACCTGATCCTTTTTTCATTACCCAATCATAAGTTGAAGAACCAAAAGCTGGAGGGGTTTTATCGCCCATGTGAAGGGGCTTAGTTTTTTTAAGAATAGTTGGGGGATTTTTTAAATCTTGAGTAGCTAGATCTTTACCTGTGGATTGAAGGTTCTTTTTTTCGTATGTGATTAAACCTTGCTGTTTTCCGGTAACCGGTGATGGTTGTGGTTTCTTACCAAATACCTTTTTNCCAATCCCGAATAGAATATTCTTTAGGGACATTAATCCCCCTAATATGTTTTAGTCGGAAAAAATTTCCCTATTTTAGTTTTAACGGTTACCGAACCACCTGATGTGAATCCGGCTGAAGGTTTTTGCATCATGCCACCGCCCATTCTTTTTGGTGTTTTTGGATTTGGATTTCTACTATTATCATTATTCTTTTTAGGTACAATTTTAGTTATNGGTCTACCTTTTGAACCTATTCTTCCACCAGGNCCCTTCGAAACCTTCTTAGATGAACTTCCAGAACTTTTTATTTTTGAAATAACTTGACCAGCAATTTCTGCGGCTTTAGCTCCAGGAATCACAGCTGTAGCAATTCCTTTAGCTATAGATTTAATTTTTTGTTTAATTTTTTTCTTTCTATCTTGTGCTTCTAAATATCTTTTGAATATCCTAGATCTTGGATCATCTGGTCCTATTTCTTGTGGTTTTCTATAATGAATACCATCTTCTTTATACTTGTCTCTAAGCATACCTGGTATACCTGCATCATAACCACCTCCTGTTCTATCAGTTGGTTTAAGTTTCTTGAAAATGTATTCATCACTACCTGTTTTATATCCCCTAGGTTTTTGCATCATGCCACCGCCCATTTTTTTTGTTGCTTTAGCTCGTGATTTTAAAATCTCCATTGTTCTTTTTGAAAAATTTAAAGGTTTATGTCTGCCTTGAAAAGGATTAACTCTTCTTAAATCACCCACCGGACCTGCTGTTTTTTTCTGTTGACGGTCCTTTATCCATTGTGGAACCGGTCTTAAAGCTTGACCGTGATTTTGTTTTCTTAGAGATTTAAATTTTTTTTCGTGTGCTTTTCTTAAAAGATCAGGATCGGTAAGCGTTCTATATTTTCTTTTTAATTTATCAGCTATAACTGCACCTTTACTTTTCCATTCACCCTTTGTACCAGTGTCAGCACCACCACCTTTAGTGTATTTTTTAAGTTTAATTTTAGCCTTATTAATAGTTTGTGTTTTTTTAGAAG